GCCACTGCTTTCAAATGGATTGCTTTGTTGAGACATTGATGTTTGTTGTTGTGCCCCGTTATTTTCTTCAGCTTTTTGCTTATCTGTCTTCGGAATAGGTTTGTTAACAACATCATCGCCCTTTTTGTAAGGTTTAATAAATGAAAAATCCGTAAAATACTTACCTTCATCTTCATTGAATTTCCATTTCAATACCAAGTGACAAAACTTACCAATAAGATCATTGGTATCAAAATCTAAGCTAGGAAGATTTAACTTAATACCTAATCGAGTAACTAATTCAATCAATTGTTTTTCTTGGAAATCATATTTATACGGCGGTACAAATTGATTATGTTTATATTGTTTGCCTTCATCATTTTCAAATACGATTGTGAAATATCTATTTTCTCTATCATTGAATTCAATATTTTTAACTTTCACTGTGAATTCTCCAGCTTGAAACCCTGCTGAGCCGTTATAAAACTTTTCTTGATTTGTTTCTTTAGTAAATTGCGCTTGTCCTGTGATTTTCATAATTAAATACCGTCCTTTTTAGTTTTTTTATTAGTTTCCATTTCTGATTGCTTGTACTACGTCGTTAATACTTGGATTAATGAAACGTTTGTTGTTAATTTTAATGTTGCTTGAGTGTCTTATCTTTGTCTCGAATAAGTTTGATGGTTCAGCGTTAAGAACATATTGATAAGCTTTTTCGCCGTCTTGCTCATGTTCTTCTATTGTCATTCTTGCTAACACATCAGATTGACTGATGACCGCTTTTTTTATTTGATCTTGTGCCTCTATCGTGATTGTTGGATTGATAGTGCTACCCTCATCATCTTTGTCTTTGTTAATTCCCTCGTGTCCACTTATAGCAAGATGGAATTGATAATGTTCTTGTAATTTAGAAATATAACGATAAATACTTACAATGCGTGTAGCACACTCGCCCCAATCATTAAATGTTGGTTTCTTTAATTTTCCGTCCATGATGTCGTCCATAGTGATATCACGTAGCTTTTGGATTGTTTCAATCACTACAACATCAATTTGTTTTCCGTTTTCTCTGAGTTGTTCAATAATTTTAGGTAACATCTTAATCACTGCACTAAAATGCTTGTAATTCTTAATCTGCACAACTGCCCCATCTTCTGTTACCGTTGTTCCGTCCTCATTTATATCTAGTACTAAGGCGTTGTTATCTTTTGTTAAAAACGTAGTTTTACCAGTCCCGAACTTGCCGTATATCGCAAATTTATAAAACTTGTTTGCATTTTGTTTGCTGATGTCTTTTACACCTAGTTGCGTTAAGATATCGACATCTTGATTAGTTTTTTCAGTCATGTTCTACCTTCTCGTACTCAATTGTTTCTGTCACTGTTTTCTTAATAGCTTTGTGCTTAGACATATCAATAACGGTTTTGTCTAGTCCGTCGAATTCTCTTGCGTCTCGCATATCAGTTGAATACTTCACTGTGTCGTTCACTTCAGTTGGTCGGTTTGTAATAAATAGATTTTCATCTTTATGCTTGATTAGATAAGTTACAGTCTGCTTCATAGCAACCTCCTACCATCTCATGACTAAGTTAATTAGCCTGTCTCTTTCGTCTGTGTTCTCTTCAATCCATTCATAAATAGATTGATTTAATATGTCTAATGCTGTGTATAGATCATTCTCATCTGTTATATTTATACCGTCGATAAATCTATCTTCTAAATCTAAGACATTCACTAGAATGCTGTAATCTTGTTTCTTAACTGCTAATTTAAAATCGAATCCGTCTACATTAATTACTTTTTGACATACATCGCCAATTTTGTAGTACATTGTTGACACTTCCTTTATTTCGTTTTATATTGAATATGCATTAATTTTCTAATTGTTTAGACTGTTACTCATTGCCGTGAGTAACAGTTTTTTTATTCTTCATAAAAGTATTCCTTATAAAATATGAATGTTGCGATACTTGCGAATCCCGCAATCGACCATGCAGTAGTGAAGTATAGAAACGGCATAAGTACAATTGCTAAGACTGTAAAGCACAGTACTGCTACTAGGTAGCTTTTATAAATGTTGCTCATTTTATTCTCTCCTTATATATTTCATTGAAATGCTCATCGACGAATTTATTCATCTTTCTTGCGTTAAATCTCCAGCGATTAAAATTCTCATCTGGGTAATGCACAATTCCTTGCGCTCTTAGTTCTTTTTCAAATCTAGGATGAAATAGTAATCTGTCCTTGATAGTCTCATCAGATGCAATTTTTAATTTCTTCTTTAAGTCACTCATGTTCCATACAGGGTCTAATGAATAACCAATTAGCTCATCATATTCATCTTTTGTGATAAGTACATGTGTTTCAGGTATTGGAACTGTTACGTTTAAAATATGTGGCATTTCTATCTTTCCTTTCGTGTATAATGTTGTTATCTCCTAGTGAAAGGAGGTGATATTGGTGTATATTGATCCTTTAAAAAATGTTCGTTTTTCTATTAATAACGTAATTAGTAATGTTGAAATTTCTAAAAGTATGGCAATTAAACAATCTTTAAAACCTAAGTACCAATTAGATATAATTAATAGAAACAACATAAATTTATTTTCTGACTTCAAAGTAGACTTTCATCTAAACAACTTAATTGAAATGAATTTTAATTTGCGTAATTCTTTTTCATCTCTAACATTTCAAAGAAATTTATTTTCTGAAGAAACGATAAAATCTTTTAAGGAACTCTATAGGTTTGATGATGAGATTGTACTTCAAGCACAACAGACCATTAGAGATTTTTATATCAATCCAACTGCTATCTCTACTTTGGCTGAAGCCATCAATTCGACCTATCCAATAAATGAGCAAAGTACCTACAAGAGACACGATGAATTTGTCAAACGTATCGAAAATGATTTTCCACATCCTTTCAAAAAGTTAATAAGATGGTCTAATGGCATTGCAGCAGGTGCTGACATTCAAATCTTTGTAACAAACTATATAAACGAGAACGATTTACATATTCAAAATTCATTGATAGTTGCTATAGTTTGTTTATTAAGTTTTTTATCGACCTATTGTTCACATTCTAAAAAGTAATAATAAGGCCTAATTTAGTTAACCTTCTTTAACAACTCTGCAACTGCTCGCAACAATTCAGGGTTGTTACTTCTTTCTAAACAGTAACTAGCATGCTTTAGTAATTTGAGTTTTAATTTATTTTTTTCTTTCGCGATTCTAAATTTTTGTAACATTTGTTATGCCTCCTTTGCATTTCCAAAAATTTAATCTAACTTAAATTCTTTTCCATCTATTAATCCATAAAAGTTATTTTTTAAATGCGGATGTCTTTCAAGCGTCATTTCAATAAAACGCGGGTCTATCATTAAGTCGTAGCCATCGTTGTATTGAATATTAACGGGTCGTCTATTACCGGCTTCGTCATAGTAGTAATAAATGACTTTTTTGTTTTGAGCTTGCATTGTTCGTTCCTCCTATTAAGATGTTTGTTTTTCTCCTAAAAACTTATTAACAAAGTATTGTTGTCCTTTGCCTGTTACTTTTGGCGTCTTACTAATTGATGTGTGACCGTCCGAATGTGTGATTGATGTTTCTTTAATTTCGAATAACTCACGTTCCATTGAATACTGTGTAGGCATGTTATAATCCACACCCTTGCGTTTAATAAGGAATCCGTTTTGACGTAACCACTCAAACAATCTGCGTTGCCCGATGTTTATACCGTTTTGTTTAATGATCTTTGCTAACTCTCCAACTAAAATTGATGTCTTAGTAGTAGCTACTGCATCTGCAAATACAATTTTTGGTTTATCACGTTCAATCTTTGTTTCTAATTGATTGATTGTGTTGTTAGCAATTTTTAAAGCACGTTGCATAATCATTTCTGGACTGTTCCATGCTTTCTCTACTTGGATGAAATACTCTCTAAAATCAAAACCTTTTTCTGTACCTGACATCATCGCAACATGTTTAGCTACATCAAGTGTTAAAGCATAATCTTCTAGTTGTCTTACAGCTCCGTTATTAACAACCGTACTTGTAAGTACACTTGTAAAATCCCTATTTTCTTTGAAATGCTTCAAGTTAATTTCTGCCCAAGCGCTAAAACGCTTTTTAACTTCCAAAGCTTTATATAACTCTCTTGCACTTATTGCGATTTCTCCATTTTCTTTTTCTTGTATGTTGAACATTTCGCCGATGTTCGATTTTGTTTTTAATGCTTGCATATTGTTTATGCTCCTTTCGTGTATAATGTTGTTATCAACCTAAGGAGGTGATAAGTATGGACATAATCGCGATTTGTATCGCAATTTTTAGTTTCTTACTGACTGCACTTAAATATTATTTAGACTATATGAAAGATTCTCTTAACATCGATGTTATACCTACCAGAAGCTTTAATTACTTGGTCGATGACAAATCAAGTTACAACGATATAACATTTATTAATTTCACAAAGTTTCCCATTTCTGTTATTGACGTTGAATTTGATATTAAAAATAAAGTAAATGAACAAAAAACGTTCAAACCTATACGATATAAAGATAAAAACTACTCCATTCCATTTACTTTAGGACCTTATGAAAGTGTAGAATGTACTTTTTTGCTCGAAGAATATCCAGTGATATGGGAATGGGATGTGACTATCAAAGTCACTACCAACAAAGGAATCTATATAAAGCCTGTTATCATAGAATCGCGGACAGAACACCGAGAATCAGAGCCACAAGTGACAGAGTTAACATCAGCAAATAAGGTAAGTGCTCTTTCCAACCCCAAGGATGGTTTTTTAAAGAAGTTTTTATATCATTTAAAACCTTAAACATTTAAAATCCTCCCTTTCCGTCACTCTTTAATTGGAGTGGCGTTGATTTTTTCGTCTAACTTTTTCAATGCTAATTTGTAAATAACTGAAGCATGTTCGGTTTTAAAATGAGATTCAGCAATAATTTTCAATGTTTCTAATTTATTTCTTGCATCACCGTATGTGGTACTTTCTGATAGAACACCTTCTAAAATTTGTTGAACTCGATAATCTAAAAGTTTTAAGTCTTTATTGATGCATTGTTCGACACACTCTTCTTTGGTTAACGTGATTTGTTCCATTGTGCCCCTCCTTAAGTTCATATAACATGAACTTTTTCTTTAAAAAAATATAAGTGTATTTTCTCTACCGGTATATCTAGTAGTTGTATAGCTTTCCATATTTCACTGTCTTTCCAACCAACTTTACCGTTGAGTTTTAAGGATAAACTTCTCTCTGACAATTTCATAGCAATTGCAAAATTGTACTGAGTGCCATACTTTTCTACTATTTTCCCGCTCAAACGTGAGTAGTCGTAACACATAAAAGCACCTCCTCTCAAGTTCACGTATCATGAACTTAACTATACTTTACACCTTGTTTTGAATCAAGTCAATACAAAAATTCATGATTTATGAACTTTTTTGTTGAATTTTTGTTCAACAAGCTTTATTATGAAGTTATCAAACGGAGGTGCACTAAATGAGAGAAAAAGTTTCAAATAGACTTAAACACATTATGAAAATAAGAAACTTAAAACAAGTAGATATCATTAATAAATCGAAACCTTATCAAAAGAAACTAGGTATATCTTTAAGTAAAAGCACTTTATCTCAATATATTAACGACGTACAATCACCCGACCAAGATAGAATTTACCTACTTTCTAAAACTCTGAACGTTGGTGAAGCGTGGCTTATGGGGTATGATGTAGATTCTTATCGAGTTCCTGATGAAGAACGTCAAGATGAAACGATAATGTCAAAAATCAATAACATATTTTCTCAACTCACACCTCCCCGCCAAGAAAACGTACTTAACTATGCAAATGAACAATTGGAAGAACAGAATAAAGTCACTTCTATAGATGGATATAAAGAGTCTAAACTAGTATCGTATATTGCATGTGGTGCAACTGGTGCTGGCATAGGAGAAGAATTATATGATGACATATTGCATGAAGAAGTATTTTTTAAAGAAGACGAAACGCCATCAAATGCTGATTTTTGTATTTTAGTTAATGGTGATTCAATGGAACCTATGTTAAAACAAGGAACATACGCTTTTATTAAGAAAGAAGATTCTATTAAAGATGGTACAATTGCACTCGTTGTATTAGATGGAGTAAGTCTTATCAAGCGTGTAGATATATGCGAAGACTATATTAATTTGGTATCTCTAAATCCGAAGTATGATGATATCAAAGTCGCTTCGTTTAGTGATATTAAAGTAATGGGCAAAGTTGTATTGTGATTAATAACGTATATTTAGCGCTTTAATATAAATATAAACAAAGGAGAAATTGACATGAAAAAAGCAATCTTAACTTTAAGTCTTATATTTATTACCTACTACCTCACTTTTAAATATATGTGGATTAAAGAATTGAAGTATTAATCATGCTTATTTGAAAAAGACGTCTATTTCAGCAGTGTTTGAAAGGAAGTTTATAATGAAAATAACTAATTGCAAAATAAAAAAAGAAACTATAGTATATGAAGTTTTAACTAGTGGTAATCAACCATTCACTTATGAGTTACCTAAAGATTTATCGTCACATAATGCGCGTAAATACTTGGAATTTATTTCACAAAAATTAGATGGCGATAAGTTAACCAAAGAAGATTCATTATGATTTTACTAAACAAAAAACGCCTACAAGTGTAGACGTTGAATGGTGGTGAGAATTTTATGGCGGATAAAAACAAAAAACAAGAAGCTACTCGTAGTAACCCAATAAACAAAAGTTTTGAAAAGCCGGGTGCCAGCGAAAACTTAAAAAGCACTTTATCAGAAAAAGCTAAGAAAAAAGATTAATATTCATTCATTAAATATAAATCCAATTTAATTTGTTGTTTAAGGTCTACAAGTGTATGTTTAATATACAATTCATCGTTTGACGGTAAATCAGATACTTTGAAATCTTGTCGCTCAACCTCTAGTAAATCGAAATCGCTACCAGCTGAATTATAGGTTTTAAGTTCACCCTCTTCAATGATTCTGTTTTCAAAGTCTTTAATAACTATAAATACTGGTTTACCGTTGTTATTAAACAACTTGTCTCTTTTGTCTAATAAGCTTATACAATCCAAATTCATAAACTTTCTTGTTTCATTAATTAACCAGATAATGAATTTAACAATTAAAGGATTAAATACAAGCACTGTTAAAACAAAAATAATTAGAAACCAAATATTTGCTTTTAGACCTGTAAGCAACTGAAGTAAACTCAAATTTTTTAAATCAACATTATTAAAAATTATAAAAGTATAAAACCATATCAAACATGTTTCAATAGAAAAAATCAATAATACAGGAGTATTGATAATCTTGTTTTTTTCACTAACTAAACCTATCATTGTTAGATATTTATATGGTATGTAACCTAAAACTCCTGTAAGAAGAAGCGCCCCTAGAAATTGAGTCATCTTATCACCTACTTTTTATTTTATTATAACATATTTAGTACCTAGTACTAAATTTTGGGTAGCCCGCCTACCCTTATTATTTTTTGCCAATTTTGAGGAGGGAACGCATGAAAACACGTTGTTACGATGGTAAAAAATGGCAATATGAATTTAAGCATGAAGGAAAAAGATACCGTAAGAAAGGTTTTAGAACAAAGCGTGAAGCTAATTCTGCTGGACTAGACAAGTTAAATGAGTTAAGAAGTGGTTTTAATATAGATAACTATATAACTCTTGCAGAATACTTCGAAAATTGGATTAAAACATATAAACAACCTGTTGTTAAAGAAAATACCTACCGTCATTATAGAAATGCATTACAACATATACAAAAACATAAAATAGGTAAAATGGAGTTATCAAAGATAAATAGACAAGTTTATCAGAAATTCATAAACGACTATTCAAAAGAACACGCAAAAGAAACTATAAGAAAAACAAACGGTGCTATTCGGTCAGCTTTAGATGACGCATTATATGATGGACTTATTTTTAAAAACCCCGCTTATAAAGTTAATTATAAAGCCGGAAAACCTACGAAGTCAGAACAAGAAAAATTCATCTCGGTAACTGAATATGAAATACTAAAAGATCACGTCAGAAAGAAGAGAACTCGTTCATCATTAGCGCTATTCATAATGATTTGTACGGGTTGTCGTGTCAGTGGTGCAAGAAATATAAAGATCGAGCATATCAACCAAGTGAAAAACACTATATTTATTGACGAGCGAAAAACCGATACTTCCCCTAGATATATCAGTATCGCTAAATCTGATATGAAACACATTATGGACGTCATAAGTACATTTGCAATTAGCTATGATGGTTACATTTTCAAAGAAGCCGGATCTATAATTAACCTTCAGGCTATCAATAATGCTTTGAAATCAGCCTGTAGAGTCAATAATATACCAATTATTACATCGCACGCATTAAGACACACTCATTGTTCTTATTTACTAGCAAAAGGTGTATCTATACATTACATTTCTAAAAGATTAGGTCATAAAAATATAGCAATAACTACATCCGTGTATTCTCATTTGTTAGAAGAAAAATTTAATGAAGAGGACAAAAAAACAACTAAAATTTTAGAAAGTATGTAA